ATATTTTATTTAAATTTTTAATAATTTATAAATAATAATTATTTTTTAATATTTATTAATAAATTATTAATAAAAATTGATTATATTTTATTATTATTTACAATAATATTAAAATTTTAGTTAAGATACATAATAATTAATAATAATAAATTTTTTATACATATAATTATATGATACCTAATTTTGAAGATAATAGAGAAATATATGTAAGATTTATCAAAAAAAATGAAAGTATCTTTGATGCATTATTGTATGATATACAATTCACATTAAATTATGAAAAAAAATATTTAGAAGAGGCATATTGTTTTTTCATAGATTTGAACTTAAATGATGATGCTAATATGTACTCTTTGCTAAAAAATTTAGAAGATTTTAATGATAAAAGTAATAGTTCTCAAATCCCCATTGAAAAACTTATTCATGAATTCACATCTTGGACGTCAAATAAAAATATATTGAAAATTTTCAATATATTGCAGAAGAAGTAAAAAATTTAATCTTTAATTTTTAAAAAAATTTTAAAAATTATGGATTAAATTATTATATCTTAATAATATAGCTAATATACATACACATATAATGAAAATAAATATTGCACTATTAAATAATAATAATGAAATTGTGCCAAGTGATTTTATAAAGTATAGTGATAAACTTTATTTATTATATGATGCTAAATTTATTAATCCCCCATTTTTTGACAATATATTTTTATTAAAAACTGATTTAACAACACAAGAATTAAAAATGGTTTATAATATGGTCAAAATAGGTGGCTCTATCTATTTTATTGAAGGATATAACTATTTTTATAAATCAAATAATAGTAATAATAAATTATATAAATTAGTTAAAAAAAATAATATTGTATATAATGATTTTTCTAAATTTAAGCCATTATTTGATTTTATCATTATGGGAACACAAAAAGGAGGTACTACTGCGTTGGCAGCAAATATTGGACAACATCCCAGAATTGCAATAAATATGGGTAATGATCCTATGAAATCTGAAATTCATTTTTTTGATATCCAATGGCAGCGTGGACGGGATTGGTTTAAAAAAGAGTTACCACATGCAAATCATGGGCAATTAATTGGTTTTAAAAATCCGGATTTGATGTGTCTAGAATATACATTTCCATTAATTCAATCTATGAATCCATATGTTAAAATAATATTGACTTTACGGAATCCGATTTATCGAGCATATAGTGCGTGGAAATTACAGCGAAAATATTTTGGAGAAAAGCGGGATTTTGAAGAGGCAATTGAATATGAGTTACATGTTATTTCAAAAAAATTTAATAAAAATAATACTTTTTTCACTATTCAAAATAAATATTTGGAGCGGGGTTTATACTACAAACAAATCAAAAAAATATTGGAATGGTTTTCAATTGACAATTTATTAATTTTAATTCAAGAAGGTGTTCTAGAAAATATGAATGCTGAGTATAATAAAGTTTATCAATTTTTAAATATTGATAATAACCAGAAGTGGAAACATAATTATAAAAAAGAGTTTGTTTCAGATGATAAATCAATAATTGGTCCCTTATCCCCTTTATATAAAAAATTGGTCCCTTATTTTTTGAAAGATGTGCGTAATTTAGAAGCTTTTTTAGGAAGGAAAATTGGATGGTTCTAATATAATAAGATTTATATTTTCATTTATAAATTTTTGAATATTTCTGATTGTGTTGATAAAATATTTATATTTTATTCTTTTGATTATTTTTTGAAAAATCTTCTTGTGATGATAAAAAAATAGTTGATTAAATACAAGTTCCATCTTTGGTCGATGATCTGGATTATACATAAAAATGTAATCAACTACTGTTTTTGGAAGTATGAATTCTAAAATATTTATGGGATTTTTCTGGATCAATGCCATATTTATTTTTATTTTATTATATTAATAAAATAGAATAAAAAAATATTAAATATATATTATGTATAAATTACTAAAATCTGAATTAAAAATACTAGATAATTATTGGAAATTTATTGAAATTTTTCAAGTAGATAAAAAATATAATAATAATGGTAGTAATTGGGATAAAGGAGTACATGGATACAGAAAGGAACTGATTATGAAAATAAGAGAAAATTATACTGCAGAAGAATTTTATGAGTTTGAAATGATATTAAATAAATTATTATGGAATTTAATTGAACATATTGGGTTTAATATAGATAATATTGAGATAAATATAAAAAGTCAGTTATTTATGAATATGAATAAATTTAATACTACTATTTCTATAGCACAACATGATGGTAGTAGTTATTCTTTTAAGCAATTTTTATATAATCAAAAACTTAATATAAGATATTATTTTAATTATTATTCTGAAATAAATAAAATACCAATAATTAATAAAATTTTTAATGCTTTAAGTAAAAGAAGTTTATATGAGAAAGTTATGAATGATAAAAAATATATTCAAAAAATTAAACCTAAAATATATTATTATCCATTTGATTATCCATTTCCTAATATAAATTTAATTTTTTATAATGAAAATTTTAAAGAATTATGGATTAATAGAATAAAAAAATTATATTTTTATAAATCTAAAGAAAATGAAATTGATTATTATTGGTATGGTATAGAAAATTATAAATAATAAAAATAAATAATTAAAATTTTTTTTATATCATAATATAAATATATATATGTATTTCGTTCGTCATAGTGAAAGATTAGACAGAGCAAATCCCGATAAATGGAATTCACATCCAATAAAAATTAAAAATCCAAAAAATACACCAATATCTGAACATGGGAAAAAAATTGCGAAAGAGACAATTGAAGAAATTCTTGAAATTGAAAATAATAGTCGCAAAGAAATCGGCTCTCTCTTTTCTTCTCCTTCAACTAGATGTATTGAAACTGCTATAGAATTTCAAAATGTGATAAATGAAAAGAAAGAGAAATTGATTCCTATAAAAATTGAATATGGTTTAGTATATGACAGTTGGGGTGATGCCAAGAGAATAATGACAAATATAGACATCGAAAGGAGAAAACTTACATTTAATAAATTATTAAATAATTTAGCAAAAAGCGCTAATATAAAATTTATTTATGATTATATGGAAAAAGAAGAAATACAAAACAGATTTCCTAAAGCATTATTTGATTTAGATTATGAGCCACATATTTCAATTGAGAAAATAAATGGTCAAAAAAATGGAGAAGCAGGTTCTGATTTAAGAACTTCAACAATTTTTCACTTAATGAAATTTTCTGATTTAAATAAATTAAATTTTTCAATAACACATAGTGAAATAATAGTTGAATTTATTTGGCCTTTCTCAAATAATATGAATATAGATTATTATAATAAATATCAAGAAAGAATATGGGAGACTTTTTATAACTATTGTTCATGGATAGAAACAACCCTTGAATACGATAAAATGAAATTAATTCGATTCAAAAATGATTTAGGTATATTTGGTATAGATTTCCCAATAAAAGGATATATTTATGCAATTGAAAATGATATAATAACTAATTTTATTATTAAAAAATTGAATAAAAAATATAAAGAAAATTTAAATCCAATAAATATTGATTTATTATTTAATATAATTTATTCCATTAAATTTTTTGAATGCTTAAAAAATAAAAAAATATTATATTTTCAAAAAGTAGATTTAAAATATTTCCCAAAAAATATTATAGAATCTATTGATAGTTTTTATAACTAACTGTAGAAGTAAATTTTTATATTATATTATTATAAATATGGATAATTTAAAAATAAATATGAATAAAATAGCTAAAATTGATTTCATAAATTTTCGTATATTTGCAAAAAATATGCTTGAAATAAGATATAAAAAATTAAAAAAAACAGGTAAAGATATGTCTCAAAAAAAATATTTTGAAAAAATTTTATTAAATATTCATAAAAAAAAATTTAATTTAACAGTACAAACTAAGGAATATTTGACTAGTTTTTTTGAAAAAATGATAAATAAAGAACCATTTATTGTTAATAAAAAATCAAAAGTATATATAAAAGCTTTTGAATATATACAAGATAATTTTAGAAATATTCAAAAAAAAAATTTAGAAGAAGCAAAGAACTTTATACAATTTTATAAAAAAATTTTAAATGCATTAAATAAATATATATTAAATAGTACTGAAAAGGATTCTTTAATTATTGATTTTTTTGTATCTATTGGTTTTGATGAAGCTGAAGTAAGATTATTACTTTATAAATCAATAATAGATAATTTAGAAAATATTATCATATTTTTGCAAGAAGTACAAAAAGAATTAAAAAAATGAATGAAGTTCAATTGTACAAAAAAATAATTAAAGAATATATTTTTTATAATTCATTAAAAAAATTCCAATAAGTTTCTGACTGAAATTTTTAACCTATTTCATTATTTTAATGCATTTGTGGTAATCTTCTCTAATTAGTATTTTGATTTACTTTACTTTTATATCTCATTACTACTTCCATGTGCTCTTTCAACGCTTGAAGTATTATTTTTTAGCATCTTTAATTGCCCATATAATTGCTTTACACCTAGATAATAATTTACTATTAGGTTCAGCTATTCTACTATTATTAATTCTTGGATTTACACCTCCTGCCATGGCTTCTTCTTTCCAATCTTCAATAATTAAATAAAGCATTCCTTCTATTAAACTTAATTCATTTCTATTATTGACTCCTAATTCTATCCAAAATTCTTTTAATTTATCATCTGCATTTATCATACGAAATTTTAATAATCTATTATATAAAAAAATTGCATTTTCTTCGTTAGTTTCATTTAAATCTTTTGAAGCACTAAAATCATTAAATTCTTTTAATGTTTTTTTTGGTAATTCTAGATTTAATTTATAGAGTCTTTGATATTCAGGATCCTCATTAGGATTTAAACTAGGATTTTTTCTAAAAAGATTTACTCTTTGATTTGAAAGCAAATTTTTTTTATTTAACATAGATTGGTATATACCATAAATATTTTTTTTTGAACTCATAATAATATATAATATATATATAATATATTTATTATATGTATATTATATAAATTCATAAATTATAAAATATATGAATTATAAATAAATAATTATATCTTATATTATTATTATAAATATTTATAGTTATAGTTTTAATGTAAATATGAATAAAATAGATAAAACTGATTTTGCAAATGTTCTAATATTTTTAAAAAATATGCTTGAAATAAGATATAAAAATTTAAAAAAAACAGGTAAAGATATGTCCGAAAAAGATTTTTTAGAAAAAATTTTATTAAATATTAGTAAAAAAAAATTTAATTTAACAATACCAACAAAGGAATATTTGACTAGTTTTTTTGAAAAAAAGTTAAATATTAAACCATTTATTGTTAATAAAAAATCAAAAGTATATGTAAAAGCTTTAAAAAATATTCAAGATAGTTTCGATAATATTCAAAAAAAAAATGTAAAAGAAACAAAGAACTTTATGGAATGCACTAAAAAAATTTTAACTGTATTAAATAAATACAAATTAAATAGTGCTGAGAATGATGCTTTAATTATTGATTTTTATGTATCTATTGGGTTTGATGAAGTTGAAGTTAAATTATTATTATATAAATCAATTATTGATACTTTACAAATTTTGATAAAAATTATACCAATGTTACAAAAAATTGAAGATAGTAAAATTGCAAAAAAATAATTCAAATCTAATATCCAGGAGAAGTATGAACAATTTTATTTTTAATAACTATTAATTTATTTTTGTCTAAATTCTCGTAATATAAATTTGGATCTTTTATATTTTTGGAACCATGAAAAAGATTCATATCATAAATAATAATATAATTATAATATCTATCTATTGCATAAGGTAATGGAATATCTGAAATACCAATTGGAGAAATAAAATTTATAATTTCATTTTTATATGTAAATTCTTTTATACATTCATCAATAAAAATATATTTATTTTCATTGATTTTTAATAATATTGTATTTCCGTAAAAAGGTTTATTTGTATATAACTTTGGACTTTTTCCAATATATATTTTAGAAAATATATATTTTTTTGCAAGTTTTATATACATCCATTTATTATCATCTTCTTTTTCAGAATATAATGAATTATCAATAAATACATTACTTGGTATATAATAAATAAAAGCTTCTTTATCATTAAAATATATAAGATAAGGTTTGCCACCATTCCAACGTGTCATAAATGATTTATAACCATTATATTTTTTAATAATTTTTTTATAAAAATTATTATCTTTTGTAAGTATTTTTATAGAGCCGCAATAAAAATCATTTATTGTTTTTAAACTAATTTCTCTTTTTTTATACTCTTCTGGAATTTTCTCACTTTCTTTTTCAAATTTATTATATGAAATAAATTTTCTAATGTAATTTTTTTTAACTTCTAATCCTTTTATTGTATCTATTTTCATAGTTTTTATAAATATTCCAGTAGTATATTTTTTTTCATAAATTACAAATTTCGAACAATCTTTTTTTGAAAAAGACATTATATATTAAACGAATAAAAATTAATACAAAACATTAAATAGATTAATAAATAAGTATATTATTTTAATATATTTATTTGAGATTTTATTGTTTTTATTT